GGTTATTGATAGAGGTATTGACCCAGAACGAATGGTCATTCTACCTGTAACAACTGTACAAGAGTTTAGAACACAATCGCTTCGTGTACTAGATGATTACATTCAACAGAATGAGGCAGACAGACAACCAATCATGTTGTGTCTTGATTCACTTGGTATGTTGTCAACTACAAAAGAAGTTGATGATACTGCCGAAGGTAAGGAAACCAGAGATATGACACGGGCCCAAGTTCTCAAGGCCGCATTTAGAGTATTGACCTTGAAACTTGGTAAAGCAAAAGTACCAATGATTGTTACCAACCACACATATGACGTTGTGGGTTCTATGTTCCCAACAAAAGAAATGGGTGGTGGTTCTGGTCTGAAGTATGCCGCATCTTCAATTGTCTATCTTTCAAAGAAGAAAGAGAAAGACGGTACTGAGGTTGTCGGTAATATCATTCACTGTAAAAATCAGAAGTCACGTTTGACTATCGAAAACAAGATGGTCGATGTACGTCTGATGTATGAACGTGGATTGGATAGGTACTATGGTCTACTTGAACTTGCTCTCAAGGCAGGTATCTTTAAATCAGTTTCCACTCGTATTGAACTACCAGATGGCACAAAGACATTCGGTAAGACAATCAATAATGACCCAGAAAAATTCTATACTGAAGATGTAATGCGTCAACTTGACGAATTCGCTCAGAAAGAATTCAAGTATGGTAATCATCAAGAAGTGGAAGTTGAAGAAGATGCAGTTCAAGAATCTGAATGAAAACTACATTCGTGTCTATGATGATGTGATTCCACAACTCATGTGTGACCACATGATTGAGGAGTTTGAGAAGAACGAAGACCAGTTTGATAAACAAACACTAAAGGGCCATCGTTCTTTCACTCAAATTACATTGCAACAGTATAAGAACTGGAAACCATATCAAGATAACTTGCAGTACGCTTTCAATAGTTGTATCGACAGATACATGGAAGATTGTGATATAACTAACAAGATGTTTCCAGAACAATATGCATATGAAATGTATCGCATGAAAAGATATGAACCAAATGGTGTTGATGAATTTCATGACCATGTAGATGTAGGGAACTATGCATCTGCAAGACGGTTCTTGGTATTTTTTCTATACCTTAATGAACCAGAAGGCGGTGAAACAGATTTTCCCCAGAGGGATATTTCTGTGACACCAAAGGCAGGTAGAATGTTGATGTTCCCACCAATGTGGACACATCTTCACGCAGGCCGAAAAGTAACAGGTGACAAATCCAAATATATAATTGGCAGTTACCTACATTATGTTTAGGAGAAAATGATGAAAGAAGGTACAATCGTATCACTAGTAACACTGTCGGGCGAGTTTCTTGGCAAGTGGGTAAAAGAAGAAAACGGAAATATCACACTTAACAATCCTCGTATGTTGGTAAATACACCAGACGGTAAAGTAGGTTTTGCAAGAGGTGTTTGTATGACAGGTACAGAAAACACAAAAGAGGCAATGTTCTATGCTGGTGGAGTTGTTCTCGCAACAGAAACCAATCCAGAGTTCTCGGCCGCATACACAGAGGCGGTAACAGGTCTTGCAGTTCCAGCACAAGGTAAGGTCATCATTTAATGAAGGACATGAGCGAATACTTCAAATACGTTGAAAACAAAGACCAGAAATGGACAGGTATTGGACTGACTGAAAAGGCAGGAAAGTACCAAGGTGTTGTATATCGCTATGGTAAAGTAGATGTTTCAGAGGACAAAGAAAATGAAAATGCTACTTTACATTTTGAATGGGATATGTTAGATTCTAATGACTTACCAAAAGACTTTTTTGGTGACGATTTTTTTGAACTTGCTGGAGACATTCTTCAGTATATTATTATGGAACAACTAGACGAGGGCAGTTTACAATATGTCGATGCAGACGATAGAGAGAACCACACTAACTAATCTGATTTGGGATGAGGATTACGCAAGGAAAGTAATCCCATTTATCAAACCAGAATATTACGCAGACAAGAATGAACGTGTAATCTTTGAAGAGATTACGAAGTTCACTGAAAAGTACAATGCAATTCCGACACAGGAAGCTCTCACTATCGAACTCGACAACCGAAAGGATGTCAATGATGATGAATATAAAAAGATTGTGGACATTATTGGTTCACTTAATAAAACAGATGTTGACACTCAATGGTTACTCGACACCACAGAAAAGTTCTGTAAGGACAAAGCCATCTACAATGCGGTTGTTGAAGGAATAGGAATTATTGATGGAAAGGATAAGGAGAGAACACCAGAAGCAATCCCATCCATTCTATCTGAGGCACTTGCAGTATCATTCGATACTAATATTGGTCACGACTATGTTGAAGATGGTTCTGAACGATTTGACTTCTATCATAAGAAAGAAGAGAAGATTGCGTTTGACCTAGACTACTTTAACAAGATTACTAAAGGTGGGTTACCACAAAAGACACTGAATATCGCACTGGCTGGAACTGGTGTTGGTAAGTCGTTGTTCATGTGTCACGTTGCGGCATCAACACTTATGCAAGGTAAGAATGTTCTATACATCACAATGGAGATGGCCGAAGAACGTATTGCAGAACGTATTGATGCGAATCTAATGAATGTTACAATGGATGACTTGCATTCTCTTCCAAAGAAGATGTTTGAAACACAGTTGTCCAAGATACAAAAAAAGACAAACGGAAAGTTGATTATTAAGGAATACCCAACTGCGTCAGCACACGTTGGACATTTCAGAAGTCTTATTAAGGAACTCGCACTAAAACGTAGTTTCAGACCAGACATTATTTTTATTGATTATCTAAATATATGTGCATCTTCAAGATTCAAAGGAAATGCAAATGTAGGTTCTTACTTCTATATCAAGTCGATTGCAGAAGAACTAAGAGGACTTGCAGTGGAAAGTAATGTACCTATCATGTCTGCAACACAGACAACAAGAACAGGTTTTACTTCCACGGATGTTGGACTAGAAGACACTTCAGAAAGTTTTGGTTTGCCTGCAACGGCCGACCTAATGTTTGCACTAATCTCGACAGAGGAACTAGAAGACCTTAATCAGATTGTTGTTAAACAGTTGAAGAACCGATACAATGACCCTACTATGAATAAACGATTTGTATTGGGAATAGACAGAGCAAAGATGCGTCTGTATGATTGTGAACAGGAAGCACAGGAAGACTTAGTTGATAGTGGACAAGATGGAAATGTATTCGATAACACACCGTTTGCTGGAAAGAGCAAAGGATATGAAAAATTCTCTGACCTCAAGGTATAGGAAGAAGGAACAAGTAAAGTACTTCACCGACATAAACCTTGAGACAAAACTATGGGAAGTCATTGAACTTCCAACACGAAGAGTCGTGCAAAATTTTCAATTTGAAGAAGATGCATCTAGGGTTTGTTATTCATTGAACAAGAATAAACCGTTTGGTGAGAACCCTATGCCTGCCTTTTTGACTGTTAAGGGTTAATTTTTTTTATAAACCACTTGACTTTCTGTCCAAAACGCATATCATATAAATAATATTAACATTTATATGGAGTAATTGAGATGTATTCACTGAAACAATACATAACTGAAGCGTTAAAGGCAGAAGATTATGAAGCGGCTATTGTCATGGGTTGGTATGAACTTCATGACAGAGAACTTGATAATAAGTCTGGTATTTCAACTAAAACAGTTGAAACAATAAAAAAGAATCCACTTGCACTAGATGCCGGTAGGAAAATTGCCAAGTACATTCTTGACAACAATTCTGGTCTGGCAGGCTCAGATGCAGAACAATATGGTCGTGCATCTACAAAACTAACAAAGTTTTGGACTTCCCACGGTGCATCAAACAAAACACCAAAAACAGATATACTGATTGGTAATATGAGATTTTCTCTGAAAATCGGTATGGCACAATTGATGTCTGGTGGTAAGGCTGAAAGTACTGCAACTTTCTATGCCGCATTGAAAAATGTAAATAATTCTCTAACCAAAACACCAGAGTTTCAAAAAACCACTCAAATATTGGAATCATTTGTAGAGGCCTCCCTTGCACCAACTCAACTTAGACCGTTGATTAAGTCTGGTGAAAATCCTGTTGTGAATGCAGGCGAAGCGGCACACAAAGAATGCATGACTGCGATGGGCGCCTTATTTGAAACTAGTAGAGAATTTAAAATCGCATTCGCAAGAGAAGCAATGTCTGGATTTGAAAAATTTGGTGAGAACGGTGATGCGGCCGCAGAGTATATGTTAGTTGCATCTCACGATGGTAGTAAGGTTGCAATTCACAGTGTTTATGATGATTCATATTGTGAAAAGATTGCAGATAAAATGAAACTGCAAGCAAGATTTAAAACATCATCTCGCAAGTTGAAGGGGAAGAAAACTGGTGAATACAATTATTGGTCAGTCATTTCACTTATTGTAGATGCGATGGATGAAGAACTATTGAACCATGATGGTGAAATCTTGAATGAATTTGCATTCTTAGGTAAGGTATCAAAGAAAATTAAAGGTTTCTTTTCTAGGGTTTGGAAGAA